GTATTACTATTGTATCGCTGTTTGCAGACAAGTCTGATGAAAAGTTAAAGTACTCGTACACTAACTCATACGCAGCGTTTGGTTCTGGTGTTAAAATAAATTCAAGGGAAGGGGCATGTACTACACGGGTGGGAACACCTTGAAAACTGGTGTTGTTATATTCTTGTGCTACAAATTTATCTAAGTATTCTTCATATGTCATAGGCAGTATACGTGTAGTAGAATTACCTAATGAACTATTTTCTTTAATTCTAAAAGTATCAAAGTTAATTACTTTACAGTCAGCAGGAAAAGAATAACGGCTCTGATTAGCCGTTAGTGTGGTAGTCTGTGTATTGTGATTAAAAGGCCACTCAAATTCAGATTGATTTATATATCTAATAGATGCATTAACTGCATCCTTTGCATGTGCATAAAAACCTGTCGCACTTGCAAAGTTTGCGGAAGTTAGTTCAACTTCATTCAAACGTCTGTTTACTTGATTTACTAATTGTAAAAATGTTGTAGCCATTTAAGGTTCCTCAAAAGAAAAGTGAAGGGGCAAGTTGCCCTGCCCCCTCAACTATTTAGGCAAGAGTGTCACGATCTACTTCAGCAGCAGTCAGTGAACCGGGATCAGTACAATCCATTAGGATTGCCCAAACACGGAACTTACCTGTTGACAATGTGCCTGTAAGAGTTGCAATCTTCAGGTCAATGTTGTCATCAGCTACAGCCATTACTGGCTGGTACACTGCTGGGTTCTGTGCTACAACACCTGCTGCAGATGTGCCGTCAAAGCCATCTACAAAAACGTCAGCATCTACGCCTGTACCCAAATCAAGGGTCAGAGCAGAAGCAGAAGTTTGTGCTGTATCAACTTCGATACCTGCATTCAAAATGCAAGTACCTTTTGGAACCGCAATTGCAGGAATTACATCAGCAGCAGCAAGAGCAGAACCCTTGTCTGACAATGCTGTTGCAATGTCTACAATTGTTGACACAAAGTATGGGTTACGACCACGCTGTGAATTACCACGTGCGGCCTGAAGAGTATTATCACCTAAAGCCATGATTTAATCTCCTTTACGCTAAGTGGTAAATGGCGTTGACAAGAGCCTCTGGACGGAGAATCTTGCGACCATACAAATGCATTCCCCGAACAATGTCGGCAAAGCTATCAGGATCACGGTAAGTTTCAGTCTTGTTGATCTGTTCTGCAGTAGCAACAGCAGAAGAGTGACCAGCAACAATCACACCGTAGTTGGTTGAACTGTTCGCACCAGCGAATGATGGACCAGTACCAACTGAAGGCAAGTTGTTAGACTGATAAACTTGGAAGCCGTGGATTTGGGTAGCAATCTGACCATTTTGCAGACCAGAACCACCAAAATCAGCATTGAACAGACGAGAATCTTCGTCTTTCAATACTTCCATGAACACTGGGTCAAGCACAATCCAGCGACCTTGTGAGTCCACGTTTTGCTGGTCAAGAAGACGAGCCATACGTGCAATCAAAGTCAATGGGTGTGTATCACCAGCAGCAGGAGTTGCGTCAGTTGCGCCACCAGTACGAGGCTGGATAGCAATGGCTTCACCTGCGTTACCTACTGTACCTGCACCGTCAGAGAAGTCAGATGCGTCCAACTTCATTGATGCAAGCAGTTCATCTGTACCAGCAGTTGATACAGCAACAGAACCATTAATGGTTGTGTTTACTGTGTCAGCATTGCTGTGCAGTGCAGACTGTTTGTATCCTGACATGTAACCAAGAACGTCTTGGTCAAATTGGTCAGCCAAACGGTACGCAGCACGATCACTTGCCAGTGACTGGAAGTTTACGTGGCTGTGTGCCTCTTCAATGTCGTCAACCTTAAATGCAAAGTAGTTAGCTTTGTCAATTGTCAGGTTGAAGTCTTCATCGTCAAGGTCTTGCGGAGTGATGGTTGTACCACGCTCGTAAGCCTTAACTGTGATTTCGGGTTCTTTAATGATCCGAACGGAATCACCCATTTGCGCAATCTCACCAAAGTAGTCGTTATTGGTGATTGCTTCAGCAACAGCAGACTTGCGGAAAGCAAGTTGCACCTGTTTGCTGTAAATTACGGGAGAAAAATTACCGTTAGGAAGATTACCGTACCCACTAGCAGTAGTGAATGCCATTTTAAAATCTCCTAATTATAGCATTATTTCACAGATGCAAACTCACGAGGCTAATCAGGGGCTGATTTACTTGGGTGCGTAGCATGGAAGGATGGCCGTCCAACCAATTTACGGGCCATGCTTGTCAGGTAAACCGTAAGACTTGTGTTGTTTGCGTATTGTAGTGTAACTATATTGCGCTATACAGTTACACTAATCTGACTATAGTTATACTTAGAAATAACTATTTGTCAACACTTTTTTATCTAGCAGAACCAGATACATCATAGATAAACTTACCAGAACGGATAGCTTCCATGATTTCGTCAGAACGCTTCTCATATTCTTGAGGAGACATCTTCTGAACTTGTGATTCACGTAAGTAACTAGATGCCTCATTTTCTTGAGGCTTACTACGTGCATTCTTTGTAGACACAGACTTAGCTGCATCTTTATCTGTAGCTGAC